ACACAGTAGCGATCTGGCCCGAGGTGTACAGCTTCAGGAGCTCCGAGTACTTGAAGATTCCCGTGAGGTACACGTCGCACACCTGCTGATCCGTTGCGTTGGTGTAGACGTAGTTTGCAGCTACGAGCTCAGCAACCTCGGAAGCAGGCACTACCGGACGAAACTGGCCCGACGTGGCATCCTTGATGAGACCCATGCCTGGCACAATGTTCGGGGTAGCAGGTGCAATACTAGCCGCCCCTGAGATCTTGCACTGAAGCGCTGTACTGCGCAGGATCTCTACGGGGTTGACGATAGCGATGTTGGACGTCGAGCCATAGGCTCGGGTGTTTCCAGTGGGAACTGCTGGCATCGTCTACTTCCTCTTGGCCGCGAGGCGCTCTTCAAGCTCGGGAACCAGATTGAGGTAGCGGTCCGCCTCCTCAACAGCCTTGGTTGGCTCAGTGAACTTTGCGACACTAGCGCTGCCTGGCTCCTGAGGAATGCCATCGCCGCCAACTTCGCCAAGCTGCACGTAGGGTTCCATATCTTTGGTCAGGTCTTCGAACAGTTCGTGGTTGGTGCTGTACAGCTTGATGTAGCTGTCTCGCTTCGCGGGAGGAAGCATGCCAGAGTCAACCAGCTTGTCCACCGCTGTAGTGGCCTTGGTATCGTCGAGCTCCTGTCGGATAGCCGCGATAGCTGTGGTGTTCTCGGTGTTCTGCGTCTTCAGGGAATTGTACCCAGACAGAACCACCTCGGCAATGTCAGCATTGGCACCAAACTTGAAACCAGCCTCAGCGAATTTGGTCCTGAGACCAGCCAGCGCCGCCTGCCCGCCAAAGGCATGCTCGATGGCTTCGGCTGCTTCAGTGTCGTTGTCGGCACTAAGGCTAAGACCGAAGTCCTTGTTGAGCTTGGTAATGAGATCCGCGTACTTCATTTCTTCCTCATCCTCTTCATCCTCTTCGGGATCCTCTTCTTCGTCCTCTTCCAAATCTTCTTCGGACGCCTCAGAGGTATAGCCACTAAAGAAGGAGTGTTCGCCTTCTTCGTTGCTATTGTTGGTGTCGTCAAACTCCCAGAGCATGTCACCGAACAACCCAATCTGGATACGTTCGTCGGCTTGCCCATCGTTGAACTTGACGGCTGGCATTTGCTTGAAAAACGGACGGTTTGTCAAGCCGCCACCAAACAGGACGTTCTTGATCGATTTGCCATCTGCGCCAGTAAACGTACCAACCTCAGCACTGAAGTAGCGGTATACATCCCGCTCCAGCAAGCTGCGGCCTAGATCCGTCCACTCAACATCGGCAAACAATCCAACGTGATCCTGTCCGCCTATTTCGCTAGCCCCGTGGTGTACAGACTTGAACCAACCTAGCGCCTTACCTCTATCGTGACCCTCATCCACCATGATATCTGTGCCAAGGACCTTCTGGTCGAAGTGCCGCTTGGCGGCGCGTAACACTGGCGCTGTGAAGTCTAGGTCGCCATACCACGGATGCTTGAATTTGCCTTCTGGCAAAACAGGGATGCGACTAGTGTATCGTCCGCCTTCCTCCTTTAGTACGATGGTCGGTAGCGCAAAGAACTGTGCGATCTGGGCATCGGCAGAATGCTCACTGTGTTTGCCGATTGTCCCTGGATGGCCCTTCTTCACGGCACCAATACAAGCAATAATAGCATCTTTGTCGGAGCCTCCCCTTTTGAGTACACCGTTAGCTACCCGAATGCACAACGATTGTGCAGCGGGAGGCCAGTTCTTTGATGGTCCAGGTGGGTTCTTCTTACTCCAAGGCATATTATCGTCTTACCTGTGCTGGACGCGTTGGTTGTCGCCTTGCTGCGGGAGCCGCTGCTGGTCCTGCCCCTGGCGGGGCAATTACTGGTGCTGGAGTGGGTTTAGCTGCTACTTTCGCTGCGGTTTCTGCCTGCTTCTTGGCGACCTCAGCAGTTGCCTTCTGCGCATTGTCTGCGGTTGTGGCCTGCTTCTGTGCTACCTTTACCTGGGATACGCCAGATTGTGCCTGCTGTCGTTCTTCGATACCAGCAAGCATCTCATCTTCACGCTTGTCGTAATCGATCTCGTCTTCAAACCCAAGCATTTCGGCCATCTTACGCTCAAGCTTCAACCAGAAGTCCGGTGTGGTATTCACCTGGCGTGCGGCACTGATATGCTGGAAGATCTCTTTGGTCAATACCTTCAGGTCTGTACCGGGGGGCAACAGTTTGATCTGAGGGTACTTCTGGCTGCCAAAATTCCAGTCGATCAACTCTGGAATTACATAGCTGTTGATTACGCTAGCAATGTCTTCACGAATGGACTGCAGTGAGAGCAAGAGCATCTCCAACTGCGTTTGCCCAAGGGAATAGCTACCACCTGAAACAGTGGTACCCATGTTGATGATCTGGCCCAGAACGGCTTTGCCCATCTCGATGTCATGGTGGTCGATCAGGGGCATGGAGTCCGCAACCTGCCTGGTCTCATGGATCTCCATACTATAGCCTTCGGGTACAATAATGCTGGTGTTTACTCCCACGTTGTCAAGTGCGTTCTGGAACGCTTTGCGCTCGCTATCCTGTACACCTGGGGGCATGCTACCTTCACGAATCGGGATAGCATTCAGCGCATAGGCAAGATGGGAGATGTAGTACAGCTTGTGCTTCATCTCGTAGTGTCCATACGCTGGCAACATCATCGACCGACCGTATAGAGGGTTGTGCTCTTTACCCTGTACAAACAGAACGCACTTCTCCCTGGGTATATCTACGTTTCCGCCAGGGAGAATCTGTGTGACACCGTTGAAACCACCCTTGTTATCCATCTTGATAATAATAGATGAGCGAGGGCGAGGAGCAAGCTTGCGTAGGACCGTATGCCCATTACGTACCTCATGCACTTTCTCCAGAACTTCTGCACCCGTAAGTACAAACTTGGCAATGTTCTGGATAACACCTGACCAGGGAGTCGTCATGCCGCCAAGCTCTGGTGGGTTTACCAGTTGAGCCTGAATGAAGTTTGCTTCCTGGACGCCGCCATCTACAACTTTGATGCGCAGTTCACCAGCACGAATAGGCATAGTGAGAATACGGTACAGAGACATAGCTTGACCATCGGTCTGCACCATCCTGTCGAGATCCGCAAGAGTTACTGCGCTCTCATCAAATAACTCTTCGATATCAAATAACGAGAATGGTGAGATAACGGCCCTACCTAGCTCGGTGAGATTGGGCTTATCCCTTGTCTCCTCCGGCTGTAGGTCCTTGACTATGTTCCTTGGTCGTCCTGGTGGCATTAGGTCATATCGTACTAAAATCCCTTCAGGCTAGCAAAAGTAGATCGCAAGTCCATACCTGCTGGAACTAGGTCCTGCAACCGTAGTCCTCCACCACCTGGCCCCTCGAGAGCACCACCCACATGCAAGTCTTCTATTCTACCGCGCCCGTATATGTTAGCGGCTGCTTTCGCATAATTATCCGCGTGGCGATAGTGGTCATCACCCACTTTCAGCCATACAGCTACGGTGTTACCCTTGGCGTCTTCTTGCAGGTCGCGCTTCATGTTGGTCATCTGCTTGATGAACTCTTCCTGTTCCTCGTTCAGGTTCTTCAGGGGGTCACCAACCAGAAACGCCATACCATCGATCCAGTCCTGAGCACTATCGTCCAGAGTTTCAGTTCTGTCCAAGTGCATAGTGCTGGTCTCGGTTTCCTGTTCCTTCTTGCGCTTTTCCTGCTCGTTGGGGAGGGCGTCAATAATTCCAGACCGCACACGGTACAGACTAATGATGCTATCAATTTTGTAGAAGTCGTTGGTAACACCGAAAGCAACCACGGCCATTCTGCCGGTGGGAAGGACTCTTCGTACAACCCAGTGGAGTAAATCACCTTGATCGACTCCAATAACGTTGAAACCTGTATCTGGGATGGATGCCTGCATTGTCCTGAGGATAGTATCACGGGTGATAAGGCCCTCGCCGGTAAGGTACGGCAGACCAAGGTCAAAGTTGTGGAAACGCTTGCGAGCGAAGTTGGTATTCTTACGCTCTACCTTGCGCCACTCTGCCCAAACGCTCGTAGCTGTAACGTATGTGAAGGTCAGTGGATTGATCCAGTACCCACGCATGCCGTCAGCAGGGGCTACCAAACGACCCTGGTCATCGTATACAGCATCCGTCGCCTTCTGTGGGTGTTTGGCTACCCATGCACCGTTACGACGGTTCAGCTTTACGCCGCATCTTCGGCACCCGAAGTATGGAGTCCCACCCTTCCGTTTGAGGAGGTTGTGCTCGAAGGTAACGTCCTGCCACTTGCCGCAGCTTGTGCATCTAACAAGCCAGTGTCTTTGATCAGTATCTTTATAGAGCGCATTGATGCCAAAGTCGGGGATGCTCGGCGTACTGAAGCGCCAGAACCACTTGAGCTTGCTAGCACCCACCCTTTTCTCGAAAGTGTCCATGACGTCTTGAGCAGAAAAATCATATTCGTCGTTGACGATGATGTCTGCAGGGACAGAAATAGCCTGGCTGTGTTTCTGAGCACCGCGGAAGTATAGCGTACTCGCGCCCATACGTTTGAGCGTGGCATTGTCAACATTGCCCATCCTGGCACTGAGGTAGTTAGAAGCCTTGATAACTGGCGCAAATCTAGCTTGTGAGAATTCAAAAACGTCCTTTGCCGTCGGCATGGTGTAGATTGCCGTAATATTGTGGGTGTCGCAATAATACAGCAGCTTGCATATCTGGCATGTCGTCATACCGATCTGTGAGCCCTTCTGGGCCACAATAAGCGGGTGCCAGTCCCTATATACATCCACCATAGGCAGGTGGTCCTTGAACTCCAGGGGCTCCAATTTTTCGGTGCGCAAATTTGCCCTTGCAGACATCCAAGTAATAGGGTCTATATCACCCAATATTTCGCTAGCTACAGTAGGGTTGTCCTTTATCAGTTCTGCAAAGCCAGCGGTTACGTCACTTATCGACATACTTCTTCAATTCTTCGTACAACTGAGCCAATTGCCTGCGGATTTCCTCCTTACGCGCAGGCGTTGTCTCTGGGTCCTTGAACTCCGCGGACATCTGGTCTATCTGTGCATTCACAGAAAGAATCAGGTTGGTCATGGAGTCCATCAGTTCATACTCTTTGTCTCTATGTATGGTTTCATGATCATGTCAGCAATCTGATCTAGCGGGTGACAGCTCAGCACCGCACCCGTCAGTTCGCCCCGCCGTATCTGTACTATTAGCGCAAGGCATCTGGGGCAAACATAGTCCTGGGGAGGGTTGGGGGAATCTGGCGGTTGGTCTTGGGACTGGCGTCGGCTCATGGAACGTTATTGGTCCCGGACCGCACCGTATCGCCACTAT